ACTTCGACTTCTCACCGGACCGTATTGACACGCAGGTGGATCTGGACATCGGCCAGATGATCAAGCGGGTGGCGGACACCACGAAGACCGCGGTGCGGGACCTCGTGCGCGCCGAGCTATCGCTGGGCTCGACCATCAACGAGATGCAGGCGAAGCTGATGCAGTCGCAGTCCTTCTCACCCGCTCGCGCGCTGACCATCGCCAGGACCGAGACCACCCGCAGCGTGGACGCGCGCGCCAAGGCGGCGATCAAGGAGGCCCAGGCCCTCGGTGCGAACGTGATCGAGGAGTGGGTGAGTGCGCGGGACGACGCGGTGCGGGACACGCACCGGGAGCTCGACGGTCAGAAGATCGGGCCTGGCGAGGTCTTCGAGATCGACGGACAGACCGCGGCGTTCCCCGGCGACTTCGGAGACGGCGCGCTTGATATCAACTGCCGCTGTGTCGCGGTTCCCTTTGTAGTGGGGCTCAGCTAATGAAACCTATTTTTCGCACTCTGATCGTGAAGGCTGACACCGGCCAGGACGGGACCACCACGGTCATCGCGTCCACACCCACCGCTGACCGCATGGACGATATCTGCGCCCCTGATTGGCAGATCGAGCGGTTCATGGCCAACCCGATTTGTGCATGGTCTCACGACTACTCGATCCCACCGGTGGGTAAGGTCATTGGCCTGACCCTGGAGGGGGACACGCTGGTAGCGCGTATCAAATGGGACGACTCGGACGCCAACCCGCTTGGCCAGACCGTGGCCCATCAGTACCGAGAGGGGTTCATGTCGGCGGTCTCAGTGGGCTTCGCGCCCGGAAAGAGCACCCCGCGCAACCAGTTCAAGAGAGACGATCCGCGCTTCGCAGAGCGGGGCACAGTGTTCACCGAGAACGAACTTCTCGAGATCAGCGCCGTTGCCATCCCGGCCAACGCCGAGTGCGTCGCCATCCGCGCCAAGAGCTGGGGTATGGCCGCCGCACCTGTACAGAAGCACGTCCTCGATGTCATCGACACCGAAGACACAGTGACTATCACCCTCTCCAAGCGAGAGAGCGAGGCCCCGGACGAGACCCCGGACGAGGCCCCCGCTGAGGCCGAAGAGCAGCTCGGACTATGGGACGACGACACCGACGAGCACGTGACCGAGGGTATCACTGCCGATGACCTGACAGCCCGCGTCCGTGCGGCGGTCCTCGATCTGTTCGGGTCTGACCCAGCCGTTCAGGCAGCGGTCGACCCACCCACCGATTCAACCCCGATACAGTGCGGATTGTCTGCACTGTTTGAGCTTGACCCCACCCCGTCCGCGTTGGCCGGGGCTTCCTACTGCACGAATGGCCCTGGGCCAGGAGACGACAATGTCTGACATCACCACGCGTGACCAGGCCCTAAAGGCCCTGCACGATCTCAAGACCGAACAGAAGCGCCTCGCCGATCGCGGCGACGCTATGGAGCAGCAGCTCGCCCAGAAGACCGCCGACCTCAAGGAGATCCAGAAGGTGCTTGCCGAGAGCCAGGCGCCCAAGGTCGAGACCGTCAGCGACAAGGAGGCGACACTTCGCCGGTACGTGCGCGCGGACGGCACCCTGGACGCGACCGAACTGGTCAGCGACCCGGTGGACCGTGGTGCGTGGCACAGCGAGCTCAAGCGTATGGTGGACGATCGGAACCTCGCGCGCCTGATGACCAAATCCGGCAAGGGCTGTGCGGTCCTTGACCAGCGCCTCGAGAAGCACATCGCCAGTGCGCCCAGTGTGATCACACGCGCCTTCTCCGATGCCTCGGGTGTCGGCGCTGAGTGGATCCCCGACCTCCTGCTGCCGGAGCTGTTCAGCAAACTGTACCAAGCGGGCAACGTTGAGGCGCTGTTCCCGACGCTGACTATGCCGGGTAAGGAAGTGCGGCTGCCGTTCCTGACCTTGCAAGTCAAGCCGTACCTCAAGAGCGGCGCGACCTGGGGCACCATCACCGCCGAGGATGACACCACCGCACAAACGGCCCTGACCGCTCAGTCTCTCGCGGCACGGATCACCGTGGACGAGGACGCATCAGCCGACTCGATCGTGATGGGTCTGGACTACGCGCGCGGTGCGCTCTCAAGCGCCATCTCGCATGCCGTCGAGGATGCCATCATCAATGGCGATACCGACGCCACCCACCAGGACCTCATCGCAAGCTGGAACCCGGTCAGCCGGTGGAACAGTACTGGTCTCGGTGGCTCGGACGATCACCGCGTGGGGTTCTTGGGGCTCCGTGCATATTGTTTTGACAACGGATCAACCCGCCCAGGCGGATCGGACAGCGACCACTACAATGGGATCTTGGAGACCCGCGCCACGCTTGACGGCGCCCATGGTACATCTGGTGATCTCGCGCTGATCGCATCGCCCAGCTTCTACCTGAAGCGCCTGCTCCCGGTCGATGAGGTTGCCACAGTGGACAAGCTGGGCGCGCAAGCCCAGGTGCTCACCGGCCAGGTGGCCAGCATCTCTGGTATGCCAGTCATCGTGTCAGACTTTATGACTGCGGACTTGGCAACGACGGGACTGTATGACAACACAACGACGACTCAGACCGGGTATCTGGTGGTCGATCGCTCGCGCTGGATGATGGGTAACTACAAGGCAACCACGGTCGATGTGGACCGCGAGATCGTGAATGGCACCATCGAGGTCGTGGCGACCCGCCGCTGTATTTTCAAGTCAGTAGATGCTACGGCCAAGAACGTGGCCTTCACGTTTGATATTGACGGATAGGTGATAGGATGCCGACCTTACGATTCAAAGGCTTTAAGCACACGCCCCGCTACAGTGGACCAACCGGGACGTGGTTGCCGGGATTCGAGCGCGAGGTGTCCGAAGAGGATGCCACGTACCTCGTCGACACATTCGGCGATGCCTTTGAAGCTGTAGGGTCGGCACCGTCCAAGCCGGCCAAGACGCGCGCGGTCAAGAGCCCGACCAAGCGCCGCACCGCAGCCAAGAAACCCGCACCCAAGAAGGCGAAGACATGAAGCTGAAAGCGACCGCCACAGGCGAGTGGCCCCGAGGTCTGCACTGGACAGCGGGAGAGGTGCGAGAGGTCGAGGTATCGGGCGACGTGGTTCTACCCCCGTGGCTCTCCCAGGACCGACCCAAGAAGTCCAAGAAGTCCAAGAAGTCCAACACCCCAGACGAGAGCGAGGGGTAGGCAGTGGCGGTCCTCACAGCAGCACAGGCGAGGCTGTACATCCGGGGCCTGACCGGCACCGGTGAGGACACAGCGCTGGACACGCTCATCGGCAGGGCGGACGCGCTGTTCGCGTCCTACCTCGGCCTACCTGCTGCCACAGCGGGTGGCGTGCCCACCATCGAGGATGTCACCTATACGCTGTATCTGGACGGTCCCGGTACGCCTGAGCTCCGGCTACCCATCCTGCCGATACAGTCAGTCACCACGCTACACGACAGTACCGACCGCACGTATGTAGCCGCCGACCTGATTGACGCCACCGACTACACCGTGTTTGGCGACGAGGGCCTGATACGCCTGGACGACGACGGCAGTGTGGGATCGTTCAGTAAGGGCCGGCGCGCGGTCAAGGTCGTGGCGGTGGTCGGCTTCACGGCGATCCCGGCGTCCATCGAGCACGCGGTGGGGATGCAGGTCGCACACTGGTACAACGCGCGGGACCACATCGGCCGCACGTCCGTCTCGCAGGGAGGCGGTTCTATCAGCGTGAAGGGCCTGGACCTGTTGCCCGAGGTGCTCGAGGCGCTCCGGCCCTTCCGTCTCACCTCAACCTGGATGGGCTGATGGCGGGCACGATCACGATCGAGGAGTGGCGGGACCACCTCAAGCGAGCCGTCAACACGGGCGCACTCGCGAAGGGCATCCGAACCGCAGCGGTTGAGCTGGCCCTTGAGGGCAAGAGGCACGCTCAGTTTGGCGTCACCAATCGAGCGGGCGGGCTGCGGGTTCGGTCCGGCCGGCTACGCGGATCCATCCAGGGCAACGTCACGAAGACTGGGCCGGGTGCCGATGTCATCCTATCGGCGGGCGGTAGCAGCGGGCGGGGGACCGTCAAATACGCCCGCATCCATGAGGCGGGCGGAACGATATTCCCGAAGCGCGCCAAGTACCTGACATTCCCCGTGAGCGCGGACGCGTTCACCGGTGCCGGGGTATCCCGAGGCGCAGGCGGGTCGTCGTGGCGTAGCGTCCGCTCCGTCAAGATCCCGGCTCGTCCGTACATGCAGCCCGCCCTCGAGCACATCGCACGACTCGCACCCGCCCACATCGCACGCACGGTGCAGCGTGTACTGGATGGGCCATGAGTACCGCGCGCTCGATCATCGAGAACATCAAGAGCCAGATCGCCACGAACGTCAACGGCGCCGGATCGTACACGTACGACCTCACGGGCACGGACCAGGTGGTCATAGGCGAGTCGTTCCAGCCTCACCGCGTGCCGGGCGCTTACGTTTTCTTCGGTGGAGGCAGTACCGCGCAAACGGCCGGAACCACGGTTCTGACGCGTTACGACCGCACGATGCTATGCCAGGTCGAGGGGTGGGTGCCGTCGGACTCAGCGGCCCCTGGCGAGGCAGCACTGGACGCGCTGGATCTATGCGACGACATCATGCGGGCGATCGAGACGGACCGCACGCTGGGCCTGCTCTCGTCTGGTGTGCGCGATGTCGAGATCGCATACAATGCCGTGGACGGCCAGGAGCTCGACAGGCCCGGACTCGGCCTGTGCATCCTCCAGGTCACAGTGCGATACGTCGAAACGGCGGGGGCGTGACGTGAGCTGGTACGATGCAAACTGGAAGCGGCGCGCGGCCATCCTGATCGATAACCACGGCGGCGCGTCGACCATTGACGTGGACGCCGTCATGCCGTCCGACTGGCCATCGTTCTGGGACAATGTCCAGGCGAGCGGCGACGACATCCGCGTGACCGATTCGGACGGGGTGACCGAGCTCACGTTTGGGACCACCGGGTTCAACGCGACCACGAAGGTCGGCACGATCAACATCGACGACTTCGCGGTTAACAGCACCACGGCTGGTATCGTCGCGTGGATCTACTGGGACAACTCGGCCGCAGCGGATGCACGCACGGCGATCACAACGGTCTCACCGAAGACCGGGTACATCGAGATAGGCTCCCCAGGGTCAGGGTCCGAGCCCGTGGTGATCGGACGCCCGGTATCGCCTGGAGTGGACAACCCGCCGCACATCATATCCAAGGACCCCGGCGAGCACATCCACGTGTGGTTCAATCTGCTGCCGGCTATGCGGAAGCGCCGGATCCCGTTCAACAACTCGATCTACCTGGAGACCCTCCAGACGGCCACGTATGACGTGCTCGACTCCGCAGGGGCCAGCGTGCCGGCTATGGTGGACACCACCACGGTCCGTGTGCTGCACCCCGGATGGGTGCGCATGAAGGTGCTCGGCGGCACGGACGACGCCAACTATGTGATTCAGCTCAAGGTCTCGACCACCGAGGCCCGTATCCTCCGCTTCTACGCGACCGTGAAGGTCCGCGACATCCTCCCGCCCACTTAGGAGACCTCCCATGGCCAGCATCTACCTCGGCAGGAATGCCGCTATCAACTTTGAAGAGGAGACGACTTGGGGGACCGCGCAGGCGGCACCGTGGACGAACTCGCGCCCTCTGATCTCGGGGAGTCTCACGCGCACCGTCACGAAGACACCCCGGCCGAGCCTCCGAAGCGGCAGCGCGTCGGCTATGCGCCTGGGTCACTTCGTGGAGGTGGACGAGTGCGGCGGTGGGTTCAGCGTGGAGTGTACGTATGAAAACATCGGCCTACTGCTCTACACACTGATGGGCACTGTAAGTGGTACGACGCCCGGCCCGTGGACGTATACGTTCGCATCGACCCTCCCGAGCCTGACCATCGAGTTCGTCCGTGGCGGCGGGACCGGCGAGATCGTGGAGGGCGCGAAGCTGAACAGTGGAACGTTCGCAGTCTCGGCCGGCGGTGTGATGACCTTCGAGGGCGACGTGGTCGCGGAGACCAGCGCGGCGAGGGCATCCGCTACGGCGCCATCATACGGCACGGGCGATACCCCGGTGCTCCACAGCCACGCGGGCCAGTTCACATTCAACGCCGTGAGCTACGACCTCGTGGACCTCTCACTGACCGTAAACAACGGCCTGGCCCGTCGGCAGCTCCTCGGCTCCACTGTGACCAAGGAACCGCTCCGGTCGGATTTCCAGTCTGTGGAGCTATCCGTCACCCTCGAGGTGGAGGATGCACTGTACGCGGCACTCCTGGCGGATACCCAGGGCGACGCCACGATCACCTTCACGAGTGGTTCGCTCTCGATGGCGTTCACCATCCAGAACGCGTACCTGATGGAAGCCAGTGATCCGGTCTCGGACGCCGGCGTGGTCCAGATGTCACTGACGTTTGCAGCAGAGTCCGACGGCACCGACGAGGGGCTACAGATCGTGATGACGAACGCCGTGGCAGGCGACGGCAAGGACAACTAAACCAACCGAGAGAGAGGGGTCAAAATGAGCACGATTCTACACGCGATACAGAACGCGTCCATGGACAC